ACCACTAGATTCAGATTTAACTGCGATTTCAGGATTAACTACAACAGGATTTATTTCTAGAACTGGTCTTGGTACTGCAGTAACAAGAAGCGTTGCGGTTTCTGGTATTGGCATTTCAATTACAAATGCAGATGGTATTTCAGGAAATCCAACAATTACCTCTAATGCAACTAGTAATAATTCACTAAATTCCATTGTTTCTAGAGATGCATCTGGAAACTTTATTGCTGGAACGATCACTGCTGCTCTAAATGGTAATGCTTCTACTGCTACCAAATTAGCAGCAGCAGTGAATATCAATGGTGTTGCTTTTGATGGCAGTGCTCCTATTACGATCACTCCTGTTTATGCAACATCAAATCAAAATGGAAATGCAACTCAAACAGCATTCCCAGTTAACTCTGGTAGAACTGTAAATGATATTTTTGTAATTGTTAATGGTCTTGTCTTAGCGCCAACGGAAGAATATACATATACTAATTCAACCACAAAGATTTCTACTGGTGGAATTGCGACTCAAACATTTATTACTATCGCCAACACTACTGGATTAGTTCCAGGTATGGCTGTTTCTGGAAGTGGTATTGGCACTAATGCTGTTATTACTACTATAGTAGGAACACAGGTCAATCTATCGGTTCCAAACTCAGGATCTACAATTGGCAATACTATAACCTTCGGTGCTGTAGTTACTTTGGGCACTGCGCCAACTGCAGGAACCAATAACGTTTCAATTCGTTATCTACCACTACTAAATTGATACGGAGAATATAAATGTCCTCATCCAAACCAGCAACCAAAGCAGAATTAAAAGCATATTGCCTACGCAGACTAGGATATCCTGCTGTTGATATTAATATATGTGATGAGCAACTTGATGATTTGATTCAACAAGCACTTGATTACTATCAAGATTTCCATTATGAAGGTTCATATAGAACTATCATTAAAGCGGAAATTACCAATGAAATGACAACCTTCGCCAAAAGTAACTCCGCCATAGGAGAAACTGACTGGACGGAATCAAATCAATATATCGAATTGCCACCATATATTAAAGGTGTCGATAATGTCTATACTCAAGTTAGTGCATCGTCTTCTATTCCAGGTAATATTTTTAACATCAAATATCAGTTATTTTTGAATGACATCTACGCATTTACAAATAACCAAATCCTACATTACTTCATGGTTCAGAACTATCTTGAAACTTTGGATTGGGTTACTAACTCTAGACTATACAAAAGACTTAGATATACATCAAACACCAGACGCCTTTATGTAGATATTGACTGGGCTGAACTCACTGCTGGTGATTATTTTGTTGTCGATTGTATCATGGGTGTTGACCCAGATATTCATACCGATACTTACAATGAGTATTGGCTTAAGGAATATGTAACAGCACTATTTAAAAAACAGTGGGGTCAAAACTTAAGTAAGTATGATGGCATTCAAATGCTTGGTGGAGTTACTCTAAATGGAAGAAAAATTCTAGAAGATGCAAATCAAGAATTAAAAGATCTAGAGGAGAAACTAAGAAATACATACGAATTACCACCACTAGACATGATAGGTTAACCAAATGACTTGTAACCAATCGCCAACTCCAGAACCATCTTGTAGATTACGTTTAAATGGAACTGCTGCAGAGCAAAGTCTATTGTCTGATCTAGTTACAGAATCGATTGACATCTATGGTCAGGATGTATATTACATACCTAGAACTTTAGTGAAAGAGGATACTCTTTTCAATGAAGATACCATGTCCACTTTTACTGGATCATATTTGATCCGAGCATATTGTAATACTGTAGATGGTTGGGAGGGACAAGGAGATTTACTATCTAAGTTTGGTATCCGAATAGAAGATAAAACTACATTTGTGGTTTCCAGAAGAAGATTTGCTACAAATGTAGATGGAATTGCTCCAGTTGGATTTCAAGTTACTGGTCTTATGAATTATCAAGGACAGGCAACTGTCCCACAAAATTCGGTGAGTGTCGGATTAGGTAACCCAGCATGGGGTCCAGCAATTCAAGCGAACCCATCAAATCACGAAATTGTATTTAATGGTGGATTGACTGCTACCATTGTTACTGCTACTGGCACTGCAACTCCAGGAGCACAATGGACATTTACAGGTATTTGGCCCGCAAATGCTACAGGAGCACCATTAACGATTCGTTCTAAAGATTATGTTGCTGAAATTATTGGTGCAAATTTAATTGTTGAGGGAAGACCCAATGAGGGAGATTTGATTTGGGCTCCATTCTCTAGTGACTTATACCAAATTACTTTTGTCGAGCACGAAAAACCATTTTATCAATTGGGTAAAGGTTATGTTTGGGAGATGAAATGCGAACTCTTCCAGTACAGTCATGAAGATCTTAATACTGGAATTGCTGATGTTGATGAAATTGAAGATGATGATAGTTATTCATTGGATTTAACTTTTTCTGCTGGTGGCACTGGAAATTTTGTTGTTGGTGAAGTTGTTACTGGAGAAGATTCGGATGCTACTGGAGAAGTTGTTTCTTGGGATCCCACCACTAGAAAATTACGACTAAATAATTTATCAGGAGTATTCACTGATGGTGAAATTGTCGATGGAGCATCTGCTTCTTGGACTGTAAATATCCTCGATTCTTATGCTATGGGAGAAATTGAAGGAGCACAGAATAAATACTTTGAAGTCAAAGGTGATCTTATCGTTGACTTTAGTGAAACAAATCCGTTTGGTGAATATGGAAATATGGGGGATCGATTCTAATGTTAGGAACTTATTTTTATCACGAAATATTTAAAAAAACTATTGTTGGTTTTGGAACACTATTCAACAATATTCAGTTGAGAAGAATAGTAGATGACAAAACTGAAATAATGAAGGTGCCTTTGGCATATGGACCAGCAGAAAAATTCTTAGCACGTTTAAGACAAACTCCTGACCCAACATCATCAAAAATTCAAATTACTCTTCCTAGAATTTCATTTGAAATGACTGGCATTTCATATGATCCAAGTAGAAAGTCAGCACCAACTCAAGTAGTACGAGTTGATGATAAGCAAACATTTATGCCAGTTCCATATAATTTGGACTTCGAATTAAATATTCTTTCAAAAAATCAAGATGATGCTTTACAGATTGTAGAACAAATCTTACCATTTTTCCAACCATCTTATAATTTATCGGTACAATTATTACCATCTGTCGATGGATCTAAAGATATTATTATTAATTTGGATAATGTTAGTTATAGAGACGATTATGAAGGAGAACTTGATCAGAGGAGAACTCTGGTCTATACTCTCAAATTCACAGCAAAGACATACATCTACGGACCAGTAAGAGATATCACCCAAATCCGAAAAGTTATTACAGATACATATTCGTCTATGGATACTGTAAATGCTCCAAGAGTTCAAAGGTATACTGCAGAACCAGATCCGATTGATGCAACTTCGGATGATGATTTTGGATTTAGTGAAGTATTTTCAGAATTTACAGATATACAAAAATGGAATCCAGTAACAGGAGAGGATGAACCGCTATGAGTACTTATGAGGGATTAGACGAAGTTTTTGATGTGGAATCGACCGATATTATTGAATCGCCAAAGGAAAATGTAATTCCTCATTCACAAAAACCAGAGTTACAACAGGATTATGAAGTAACTAGAGCACAGTTACACAATCTCGTCATGAAAGGTCAGGAAGCTATCGATGGAATTTTGGATGTAGCAAGAAGTTCAGATCATCCAAGAGCATATGAAGTTGCTGGTCAATTGATTAAAAATGTAGCTGATGTTGCAGATAAATTAATAGACCTTCAAAAGAAAATGAAAGATATCGATGAGAAACCTAGATCAAGTCCTACTACAGTTAATAATACTATGTTTGTTGGATCAACATCAGAGTTGGCAAAACTCCTCAAGCAAAGTTCAAACGAAACTAAATAAAACATAGGAAAGAATTATTTTTCGGAGTATTGAAAATGTCGGTTTTAAACGTATTAAGTACGAACACTATTTCTGGAGAAGGTTCATCATACCTGAGAGTAAATACTGGTATTTACAGAGTTATTCCTTCATCTGGGGTATCATCAATCCAATTCAATAATGGTCCAGTAATTACATTACTGCAAGGTGAAACTATTCTATTGAAAGGTGCTAACCCTGGAAGAGCTGGAATTACCAGAGCAACTGATTCTGCTACTGCAGTTTACACTCTAGGAGATGGTGGTGTTGGTTTGACTGGGAACACTCACCCATTTGTTGTTGGTGATTATATCGAAACCTGTGCTCCTTATTCAGGTATTATCGGTATTGAATTTGAGTCTGCTGCATCTGCAGGTAAGGTAATTACTGCTACTACTAGCAATACAATTACTACTAATATTGATTCGTCTGCTGCTACAGCGGATTATGTTTATGCTGGTGGAGATCAAGGACACGTACATAGATGCATCAAAATCACTGCTGGGTCAAATAATATTGTTGTAGAAGAAGTTCAAATTGTTGGAGGATGATATGAAGTCCTACAAAGAATTTTTATCCGAATCCGTAAATATTGCAGGAGATTTTAACGGAACTCTTCATGTACATTCTGATGGTAAAACCGCAGAGCCAGTTGGAGAAACTTATTCTGCTGATATCATCTATAACGGAGAACTATTTCGCATTGAAATTTTATCTGAGAATGGTATCCCCAATCATGGCGATTTAACTTGGATGTTGCAGGATGAATATCCTGGTGCAATGGTTCAGTATATCTATCCACCACAAAAATCAAAAGTTAATATCACTAAATCAAATAGACTCAATATTGATTCTAGCGCAAATAAGTATGGGGCATTTTAATTATGGCTCAGTGGAATAAGAATTCTCAAGATTATTTAAATCAGGAAAGAACCCTGTTTGAAGTGAACATGCTTGCCAATAAGGATGGCAATGTTGTGGATGCCACACACCCACTTCCAGTTACTCTTGGTTCAGAAAACATCACGATTACTGGTGATGTAAATATTGGATCTACTGTAACAGTAGATAGCACAGCAGAAGACCCCGTACACAATCATATCACAGAAGTTGGAACAAGTGGTCTTTTAACGGTTCCATATCTTCCAGTTTCAGTATCCAATTTTCC